GCCCTCAAGAGCCTCCCTAATCTGGGAAGACATCTTAGACCATTCGACAGGAACACCTTCCATGACAGCCTTCAGCTCCTCTGGGGTCAGCCAGAAGAGGTCTTGCACGCTCGTCACCGTCTTCCCGATGAGGCTGCTAATCTTCTCCCAGCTGCCCGCGAGAGCCTTGTTCGTCCTGTATGCGTATGAGTGTGAACCCACTGACGAACCGCTCTCTCCTGCTGCAACGGCAAGCTGACGGTAGCTGGCCACGATAAGGTCGTTGTTTTCTTTAAGCTCCCTGTACTTCCTGACAGCCGTCGAACCAGTCATCTTCCCGAGAGCCTCAAGCTGTGCCTGTGCAACCTTGCCCATAACGTCGGTAAGTGCCTCAAGCTGTTCCTTCAGCGGAGTGAAGGTGTCCTTCTTCCCGCCGAATACTCCAGCCAAGAAGTTTATCGCCGTCAGTGCCGCCTGTATGATTGCCAAGATTGCAACCGAACGTTCTCCCTTTTTTATAGCCTCGTACGCGTTTGTCATAGAGACGGCTATAGAGAAACCTGCCTGTATAGCTTGGTTGGCCGTCTCGCCCAAAGCGTTTTGCAGGTTGGTCATGATGTTGTAATACTCCTGAACCTTTTCTATGCCGTTCCGTATATTCTCATACAGGTCTCCCTGAGCGTCGTTCAGCTCACGTTCAGCCTGCTTCACCTTTTCGGTCTTCACTCTGACTTTCTCCTGAGCCTTGCCCATCTTGTAGTAGTTGCCTGTGAGCTTGCTGAGATAATGCTCAATCTTAGCAAGCGCAAGCTCCGCCTGTGCCTTTTTCAGCTTATCGGTCTTATTCTTGACATTCTGCAACGAATCCCCGAGGGTGGTAAAGGGATTCCTGCTGACAAGACTCTGACGCATCTTCTCTATCGCCTCGTTTATGTCCTTGACCTCAGTAGCACTAAGGTCGGGATTCAGTGCGATAAACTCCTGCATGTCGGAGATGAGCTTTCTCAGAGCCTTGCTCGTAAGATTGGCGGAGTCGCCCATCGCAGCAATCCAGTCGTCGCCCTTCTTGTATTCATCGAAGGAAAGCTTGGCTGACTCCTCGTTTTCCTTGCGCATGATAGACACGGCAATCCTTGCTGCCTGCTCGTCGTCCTTTGTTATGTCTGACACGACGGACTCTATCTCACCCTTGAGACGGTTGATTTCGGCAGGGTCGTCGGCAGCGTCAATCTTTGTGCGGATTCTCGCGACATAGTTTTTCTGCTCCTTGCTGCCAAGCTTGTTTACCAAGTCTATACGCTCCTTCAGCGCATCTTGCGAAATCTGCTTTCTCCTGTACTCAAACTCGGCATACTTACTGAGCAGCTCATTCCAAGCTTTCACCTGATTCTTCGCCTCGTCAAGCCTTACCTTGTTGACCCACTCGACATACTTTGACAGCTCCTGCATGAGGTTGTCGGTAATATCCTGACCGTTCTCCTTCGCCCACTCAGCGAAGTTGTTCTTGTCAAGATTCTTTCTCAGGTCGAAAGCCTTGATGATTCCGTTATCCCTGAACACGTTGTTAATCCTTCTCTGAGCCTCGTCTGCAACCTGCTCGTAGGTCTTTGGCACGCTGGACAGGGCTTCCTTGTCGATACCCATCATGTCCATGAAGATGTCGCCAAGCTCGGGGTTTGCGTCAAGCTCTACGGCAAGCTCGTACTCGTCCTTCAGTTTGCCAAGCTCGTTCTTTAGGCTGTCGGTGAACGTCTTTTGGTCGAACGTTATTGAATCTATCTTCAGGTCTTTCAGCTTTACCTGTAAGTCCTTAATCTCAGACGGCTTCACCTTGCCAGATTGTACCAACGTGTCGAGCTGATTCTGTAGCATGTTCATTATCTCGCGAGGATTCGACACGCCTGCATACTTCTTGATGTCGAGGGGAGCTATTCCGTATTTCGTAAGCACACTGTTGATGGTGCTGATTGTTTCGTCGTAGCCGCTCGTTGCTTCCTGCAAAGCCTTCGACGAGTCTACGCCCTCCTTTGTGAGTGTCTTATAGGAGCTGCGAACCTTATCAATAAGCGAAAGTTCATCTTTGAGTGCCTTCTGAACCTCGCTCTCAGCCTCTCTCTGCGCCCTTGCACGTTCCTTAGCGGCCTTTGCTGAAGCGGCAGCAGACCTCTTGTCATCCTGAGCCTCTTTCTTCGACTGTCCACCTTTCTCGATAGATGTCTGCTCTTTGTAGTCCTTCCATGCGTTATCAAGCTCTGTTCTGGTATTCACGAGCTGCTGGTGCAATTTGGACACCGTAGCCTCTGCGCCAGCGGCAACCAACTCTTTCTCCCGTTTCTCAAGCCGCTTGATTTGATTATAGGCTGCATCAGCCAAGCTGTCTGCCTCGGTCAGCGCATCGAATACAGACTTTCCGTCGACTGTACTTATTGTAAGAGGGATAAAGATAGACCACTGGTTAGCGGATGTAATATAGCTCTTCAGCGTGTTAAACACATCTTCGTATGCCATATTGTGTTCTTTGGCATATTTCCTTGCTAAATCGTCAACCCACTTAAAGTAATCACCCTTTTGGAAATCAAGGGATTTTATTTGCTCGGCATCCATATTTCGGAACATAGCCGTGATTTCGTGGATATGCTGTTCCTTCATCCATTTTGTGAAATCCTCCCAGTACACACGGCTCTTTCCGTTGTATTTTTCCCAGTTTGACAATCTTTCTTGGTCTGCCCTCAACGACTCTGCAACTTGTTCGTCGTATGCAATTTTTAAGGCTTGTTTTTCGTCTTGTATACGAATTTCCAAAGCTCTTCTTGCAGCCTGAGAACGAGCCTCCTCTACCCCCATCTGCATAATGAAAGCATCCTGAGGGTTAATTTGATTATCGGTTATAAACTTATTTGTAATGAACGAAAACGCTTCGTTGATTTTTGTTTCGTTTCCACTCCATCCTTTTCCATTTATAAACGCTATAATAGAGTCTGTGAATTTAGTCAAATCTTTCTGGAAATGAGCAGCCTCTTGAGAGAGGTTCGCCATATCTGAGGCAGCGTCCTCGCTTGCGTTGTGCTGTGCTGAATAGAGACTACCCCAAGATTTGGTCACGTTATCAATCGCCTTCGAGTAATCTTTAAGGTTATCAACCAGACCATCTGGAAGAAGCCATAGATTCCACCATTTTGACTTATCTCCAGATATTTTAAAGGTGTTATCGTCGACCTCCTTTAAGGCTGCATTTACTGCATTAACATCTTCGAGTACAGCAAATCCTTGTCGTAGCCTTTCAGATATGTTTGTGATTTGCAAGAGGTTTCCTATGTAACGCTCGCTCGAATTTGTCGTAAGTTCAATCTGTTCGCGTACAGCTTCCCATGCTTTTTTTGCTTCATCTGTGTTAATGTCTTGACGTGTATTATCGTCCTTATACAGGCTATTTCTGATTTCACTATACTGTTCAAGGAACTTAGATATATTGTTGAAGTTGTCAGCAGTACCACTTCTAACGGCCTCGTTAAACTCCTTCGTTGCCTTGCTTGCGTTGAGTACAAGTGTATCAAAAGCCTCCCATACCGCGAGTCCGAGCAGCGCACCCCAAGCTAACTTTGATGTAAAAATTGTTCTTATTGACGCGCCGATTGTTCTTAAAACACCTGCTAATCTCTTTCCGAAAACAACATTAAGCGACATCTGCTTAGTCGTAAAACCGACAGCATTTCCAAGCCTCAGATAAGCATACGCAGCGAGCATTGCTGCTGTTCTGATTCCTATTATCCAAGCAGCGTTCTTGATAAGGTTGTCAAGCTGTCTCCAGTGAAGAAACATCTCGCGCAACGCTCCGATTCCAAAGGTAAGCACACCCTGAGTATCCTTACCTATCTCGTTAAGCATGTTGTTCCATGCCAGAGTCAGGTTGGCAAGGCGTACCTTCAGGGTGTCGGCCATCTTTGCTTGGAAATCAAAGAACTTACCTCCCTCGTCAGTCATCTTATTGATGACCTGCATGACATCGTTGTATCCGACAGCCTTCTTTTTGATTCTGTCGTATACGTCAGCTGTACTTACAAGCTTACCCTCAAGCTCGGTGTAATAGTCTGCGAGCTGCTTGACAAGTGGGATACCAGCATTTGCAAACATACGGTTATCTCGGCTGTTCAGGTATCCGTATGCCTTAATCTGTCCGAGCGCATAGGTCAGTCGCTCGATAGGAATACCTACGGCAGCGGCCATGTCAGCCAAACGCCTCGTCGTATCAACAACGTCTTTTGCAGCTACGTCATAGGCTGTAAGTTGTTTTGCAGCAGCTGATAGCTCAATGAGCGTGTATGGAGACACAAGAGCCATCTGCGACAGCTCATTAAATATCTGCGTTCCTCTCTCCGCACTATTGATGAGGATTCCAAGCGCACGCTCGTTCATCTCGTATTGAGAGCGTATGTCTATAAGGTTCTTTACAAACTGAGTGCTTGCTCCCACCGTAAAGTAGAATGCGAGACGGTTCTTCATGTAGTTCCACGAACGACCAAGTGCGTTATTCAGACTTGTTGCCTGTCTTGTTGTGGCCATGTATTTATTCAGGTCTCTCGTCAGCTTATTTATCTCGGTGTCTACAGCACGAATCTCTTTCTCGGACTTCGGGTCAGTTATATTGATACCACCTCTCTTGTAGTTTTGGAGCTGTTGTATCTTGTAGGCCAAGTCGTCGAGCGTCTTGACGGGAAGGTTTTTCACAAGCTGAAAGTTAATCGGCCTTTCAGCTTCTTTCCTTACCTGTTGCACGTCTCTTTTTACAGTTTGTAATATATTTCTTAATTCCCTACCAAATTCACTATTTCTTTGAGTCTTTGTTAATTTTGTCCAAGCCTCTTGTAGTTGTGACACATAAGCCGTCATCGACTTTAAAGACGAACCAGTGCTATTTATCTCTCCCTTTGAGATGCCAAGTGTCTCGGCGAGTTTATTGAAGAAATTATATGAGTCTCCAGATTTCTTGTTGCTATTACTCTGTCTGTTTAACTCCTTGCGCATCTGAAGAAGCCTATTATAGGTTTCCTCATGTTCCCTATATATACTCTGTATCTGTTGTTCAATGGTTAATCCTTTTGCTCTCTCCTCGTTTTCTGCGTAGATATATTTTGCGGACATCTTTCCGTCAGATGTATAGAATTTACCGAGAAAAGCTTCTTTTTGTCCAGATGACGACAGGTATGCGCGTATATTCTCTGCTATTTGCTTTGTTGTAACCTCAAGTTGTTTTGCATTTGACATTTCTACGCTTTGAGTTTGCGTATGTCTTGTCTGTTCCTCAGACTGAGCCTTCATAGTCCTTAGAATTTGCTCTTCGAGAGTTCCAAGTTCCCTTCTTTGCTGTTTCGTTGCACTGATGCGTTCCGTGTCATAATAGACGTTTCCGTTCATGACGGCAAATCCGCTCTCCTTCCAGCTCTGGCTTTCCCGTATTAATTTCGCCTGTTTTGCAAGTTCATCTGTTTTTGTTTTTTCTGCCTGTGCTTGTTGGTTGGTAAGTGTAGTCATCTCGCGGCTTCCTGCTGACATCTCGATGAGGGATTGCTTCTGCCTGTCATACTGCTCCTTTTTCGCCGCGAGAGCCTGCCTGTCAGCCTCGGCTATCTGCCGCGTTGACATAATCTGCTCTTTCTCCAGCTGGACAATACGTTGCTGACTTGCGTATATCTCATCAACGGTCTGTTTGATTAGCAGGCGATTCCCTTTTGGCTCTCTGCCTAATTCGTTTAGCTGCTGCCTGAGTTCGGCAATCTTCTGCCTTACCTGCTCAATCTGTCGCTCGTATTGCATATAGGCAGAGAACTGTCTGTCGAGAGAAAGACTCGGCATGCTCTTGATTTCTTTTGAAAGCATAGCTACGTTCTCTCTCATCCTTTTTACGATGTTGTAGTAGCTTTCCTGAGCCGATGATGGTCTGTACGCCTCTTTCACCGCCTTCGCCTGCTGGTCGAGCGTGCTGACGAGTTCCTTTCTTGCATCGGTCTCCCTCTTGACGGATGAAGCTCGCCTTGAACTTCCGCCGTCCGCAGAGCCTCCCGTGTCTACCTTCGTACTCCCAAGCTCCTGCAAGCCTCTCTTCATGTGGGCTATCGTGGAGTCGAAAGAGGATTTTATTGTACCAAGACGTTCGTCAATCTTCGCTACGAGCTGATTGACTGATTTCTCCAATTCCTCGCTGTTCAGTGAGGCTGCTATGATTGTTGCATCTACCATGCCGTATATATTGGTTTATTTCTTATTCTTCCTGTTTTTCCTCACTGGCACTTCATATTCTTCACCTTCCTTTAGCTGAGGTACGTTCATGCCACTGAAGAAGTTTTCATACTTCTGCTGCGCCTTCAGAGCCTCCGCGTAGTTGTTCCACGCCTTTTTGTCCTTTCCCTTGAGATACTTCGTGTGAGTGTTGTCAACAGCCATAAACTGTATCTGTGCGCAGCTGAGTCTGTAGAGATAGTCATCCAAGGTATACTGAGGGAACGACCTTA